ATGATATACTTAATCAAGGTGGTATTAAATTTAAAGCAGCTGGAAAGCCAAAACATGCTGGAGATCAAACTATGCCAGGAGGTTCTAACTATCAAGAAATGCTTTTTTCTTATAAACCTGGACGTTATCGTCAAAATGACCCCATTTACAATGAAGGACATGATTTTGCAGGCCAAAGACCTTCTAATATGTTTGTTTGGGTGCGTTTTTCCGACAGAACCGACGAATACGGTAGAAAATTACTATTTGTAGAGGAAATTCAATCAGATATGCATGCTAAAGCACGTTCTAAAGGCACTTACAGCACAGGATATGCTCCAAGAGGCGATTTATATGACCCAGATACGGCAAAATTAAGAAAAATCCAAGATCAATTGCAAAATATTCAAGGAAAAGTAGATGACGCAGAAGGTTTGAACCTAGGAAATTTAAGAAAACAGCAAGATAAATTAATTAAAGAAGCTGATAAATTAAAACCAGGTGGTAAAAAATATAAGAGTCAATCTGGTATTCCAGAAGGACCATTAGCTGATTCTAAAGATCATGGAAGATTTATAATGCAATATTTAATGCGTGCAGCTAAAGAAAGTGGAGATTATGATGGTATAGCACTTTCTAGTGCTAAAGTTAAAGGAGATGAAAAAACAGGATTTTATGATAAGATTATGATTCCTCAATTAAAGAAAATTTCTAAAAAAAGTGGTGCAACTTTAACTGATACTGTAATTGTTGATGGACAAGGACAGCCATATGATAATATTCCTGTATTGCTTTTAAAAGATAAAAAAGGTATAATACCACTTAAAGATATTTCCGTGTACAACAAAGGTGGATTAGTTGGCTGATCAAAGTAAGAATAATATAGATAAAGCATTAGAAGCATTAAATCTTGGTTTAGATATTGAATCAGGAAACGGCGTTGAAGTTGAATTAGAAAAAGAAGTGGAGTTTGATCCCGCGTTTGAAATTCAAGAAGATGGTTCTGCTATTATACCAGAAGATATGTCGGAACAAACACCAACAGAACACACTTCAAATTTAGCAGATTTTTTACCTGAAACAGATTTAAATCTTTTATCAAGTGATTTAGTTAATCTTTATGAAAGTGATAAAGACTCAAGAAAAGATTGGGAAGATACTTACGTTAAAGGTTTAGACATGCTTGGGTTTAAATATGAAAATAGAACTCAACCATTTGAAGGTGCAAGTGGCGTTGTTCATCCATTACTTGCAGAATCAGTAACACAATTTCAAGCACAAGCTTACAAAGAATTGTTACCAGCAAGTGGTCCAGTTAATTGTCAAATTATAGGTGAAATAACTCCTGAAATAGAAGATCAATCAGCAAGAGTAAAAGAATTCATGAATTATGAATTAATGAATGTCATGAAAGAATACGACCCAGATATGGATCAGTTATTATTTTATTTACCTCTTTCTGGTTCTGCTTTTAAAAAAGTTTATTATGATGGGCAGTTAGAAAGAGCTGTAGCTAAGTTTGTTTCTGGAGAAGATTTAGTAGTTGACTATTTTGCTACTGATATTGAAACGGCACAAAGAATAACTCATTGTATAAAAATGAGTGGTAATGATTTACGTAAAAATCAAATTAATGGTTTTTACAGTGATATAGAAGTTAAATCTGGAGAAATAGATCCTTCTGAAGTTAGAGAAAAAATTAATGAACTAGAAGGTAATACTCCTTCTTATGGCACAGATAATGAAGAACATTTATTATTAGAAATGCATGTTGATTTAGATTTACCAGGATTTGAAGATCCTAGTGGCATTAAACTTCCTTACATTGTTACTATAGATAAATACTCTCAAGCAATTTTATCTATAAAACGTAATTGGGATGAAGAAGATAAAAAAAGAAACAAAAAACAATACTTTGTACATTTTAAGTTCCTCCCAGGCTTAGGCTTTTATGGCTTTGGTCTAATACATATGCTTGGTGGGTTATCAAGAACTGCAACAAGTGTTTTGCGACAGTTAATTGATGCAGGTACTCTTGCTAACTTACCAGCAGGTTTTAAAGCACGTGGAATGCGTATAAGAGATAATGACGAGCCTATACAACCAGGTGAGTTTAGAGATGTTGATGTAAGTGGAGCTTCTATTAGAGAATCTTTATTACCTCTTCCTTTTAAAGAACCTAGTGCTACTTTATTTCAATTATTAGGATTTGCAGTAGACGCAGGAAAATCATTCTCAGCAATAGCTGACATGAAAATGGGAGAAGGAAATGAACAAAATCCTGTAGGCACTACATTAGCTATTTTAGAACGTGGAACTAAAGTTATGAGTGCAATTCATAAAAGAATGCACTACGCACAAAAAATTGAATTTAATTTATTAGCTGACGTTTTTCAATCATACTTACCACCAGAATATCCATACATGGTTAAAGGTGGAGATAGAATGATTAAACAAACAGATTTTGATGATCGAGTTGATATTATTCCTATTAGTGATCCTAATATTTTTTCTATGTCTCAGCGTATTATGTTGGCACAACAACAATTACAATTAGCACAAGCTAATCCACAGTTACATAATGTTAGAGAAGCCTATAGAAGAATGTACATGGCAATGGGTGTAGATAATGTAGATGCTATTTTAAAACCAGATCCTAATATGCCAACACCAATGAGTCCTGCTATGGAAAATGCAACGGCAATGAGAGGCGAGCAACCTAAAGCTTTTCCTCAACAAAACCATGTAGAACATATGAAAGCACATGCTGATTTTATTGCTACACGTATGGTACAAATTAATCCTCAACTTTATGCAATGATGGAATCACATATTATGGAACATATTGCTTTATTAGCAGCTGAACAAGTTGAACAACAACCTGAGATAGCACAACAAAATCAACAAATTCAAGCAATGATGCAACAAGCACAACAAAACAAACAAATGGCTCCGCAGGCACAACAAGCACAACAACAATTTATGCAGCAAAAAGAATCTCAAATTGCTACTATTGAAGCTAAAATGGTTAAAGAAATGGTAGAAGAAGAAAGAAAGCGTGCTGAAGAAATGCAAGATGATCCTCTTGTTAAACTAAAACAACAAGAAATTGATTTACGTGCATTAGAAACTATGCTTAAGACTAAAGAAGAAAAAGCAAGAATAAGTAAAGATTGGACAATTGATTCAGAAAGAATTGATTTAGATAGAGATAAACTAGAAGCTCAAGTAGGTATAGACTTAATGAAAGCTCAAACAGCAGGAGCTGACCTTAGAAGTAAAGAAAAATTAGCAGCTTTAAAAGAAAATATGACTACTATTAGAGATTCAATGAAGGGAAATAATAATGATAAATCCAGAAAAGAAAATTAGAGAGTTTATAGTTAAAATTAATGATTTAGCTGTAAAAGAAGCGCCTAAACCTGAAGATCAACTTTTGTTTTGCGCGTCAATGGTTTCTGTGGTACGAAACCTTTATTTAAATAATCTTGGTGTAGAACAAACTAATATTATATTTGAACAGCTTGCAGCTAGTTTTCAAATGATGGAAGACTTTTACCCAGACGAAACACCAACAATTCATTAGGAGGAATAATGGTAGGTAAAGTAACAGTAAGGAGTCAAGGTCCTGTAAGAAGAAAACAAACTACAACTACTTTTAAAAAAGGTGGTAAAGTATCATCAAGAACACGTCACATTGAAAACGAAAAAGAAGAGGTTAAAAGAGTTGATCGTAACATCAGAAGAAACGAAGGATATAAAAAAGGTGGTAGAGTTAAAAAAGCAAGTGGTGGAATGAGTGACCAATCAAAATATGTAAGAAAAACAATTGGTGATGTAAAAGATGCAACTAAAAAAATGAGTCCACATCAAGATCCAAAAAGTAAAAATTCAGCCTCATTAAGAAGTATGTTTGATAATGCTAAAAAGAAAAAAATGAGTCCTAATCCACATGTTGATCCTAAAAAAAGAATGGGACCAGCTGGTTCGATGAAAAAAGGAATGCCTAAAATGGGTTCTAAAGGTGCTAAGAAGAAAAAAAATTAACAAGGAGGATATATGAAGTTATTAAAAGATCTATGGGCGCACTTGAAAGAGTGGAGCGACTGGGGAATGAAGGACTGGGTAAAAGCCGGTATCGTTGCTCTAGTAGTGATTATAATACTTAAATCAGTTGTTGGCGGTTAATGGCTAGACCTGGTTATAATGAAGATAATAGTTTAAATGTTGCTCCAACTGGTACTCCAGTTGGGCGACCTAACCCTCATACAAGCACAGGATTTAGTGTAAATGATAATGCGGGAACAGGAACTACCACTGGTATACCTAACCCACACACAGACACGGGATTTAGTGGCGGTCAAACTTTAGCTGGTGGCGGAAATAACCCAGGTTATCAAGATAATTTTTTTCCATCTAACAATCAAGGACCTCCTATAATTAATAATGATGGTTCTTCAGGATCTGATAGTAATACAGGTGCAGGCGCTACAGGTGGTTCAAGTGGTTCAGGTGGCAGTTTAGGTGGATCAGGATTAGCTACTCTTGCGGGTATTGATGCTTCTAAAAAATTTTTAGGAGTACGTCCACAAGGTTTAGATGGTTTAATTGAAGATAATTTAATAGATCAAGGTTCCACAGCTGATAGACTTATTAAAAACACAACAAACGCAGAATCAGAAAATTTAAATACAGATAGTAGTAGTATACTTAATCAAATAATAAATAAAGGAAAAGCTGCAGAAGATATATATAATGACCTTAGAACTTTTGAAATAGGATCAGGTCAGTTACAAATTGATCCAGATTTAGATGGAGGACTTAAAAGCCCAGGCGTTAAATATTCTACACCTTTTATGGGAGGTGAATTTACTAGTGGTTTAAATTATAATCCAATGAATAATCAGGCCAAAGGATTCTTGGGATTTCAAAAAAAAGGTAACTTTTTTGGAAACGCAGCTGGTGGTTTAATAGAAAAATATGCAGATGGTGGACCAGTAGAAATGGGCACTGGAATTGAATCATTAATTGATCCATCAGATTGGAGAGTATTACAATCAATTTTAGCTGCAGGAGAAAATCCAGATGATTACGCAGACGGTGGACAAGTAATGCCGGCAACATCTTACATAGACCCAACAGCAGATGATTATTTTTTAAGAGAACTTGGCCAGTATATGAAAAGATATCTGCCTGGTTATGACAAAGAGTCAGATGAATATAGACAAGAAAAAAACAGAGAAAAAATGAAATCATTAGAAGACAAGATGTCAAGAATGGAAGCAGCAGAAGGTGGTGAAGCAAAACCTTTCGGTGGAACCCGTGAAAATGTTATGGACCAAGTAGAAGCATTTGATAATGCTCCTGTTCATATGGAAGAACCAATGGTTGGAATGTACGGAGAAAAAGTACCTCTAACAATAGCAAGAAAAGTACAGAACTATATGGAAGGATTAGATCCAGTTAAAAGAGACATGATTCAAGAAATGATGAATATGTTTCAAGTAAAAAAACAACAAGAAAAAATGCAACAAATGGAAGAAGATTCACAAGGAGGTTTTTTTGGCCCTCAACCAAATGAGTATGGTGTATAGTGTTAAATCTATTACTTAAACCACTATTAGGAGTTGCTTCTCAAGCAGTTTCTGGATTTGT